AAGCCAACCAACGTGGGCGAGTATGTGCAGATGCGTAACGTCGATCTAGAGATGTTTAAGGCGATGAATAACGCTGGGGCTGGTGGTAGCACCTATCCGTGGGTTGAGGCGATTGTGCGCCTTATGCGCCCCTCTGTAGCGGCTATTGCGTTGGGCACATGGTCGTTTATGATGGTGACAGGTCAAGACAATCCTGCTGTTAACAACTTTGCCTCTGCTGTTGGCTTTTACCTGTTTGGCGACCGCACCCTCTTTTACGCGCAGAAGAAATGAATACAAACTGGAAGCGCTCGTTTGATCTGATGTTGCAGTCCGAAGGTGGGTTTAGCGATGACACACGCGACAACGGTAACAAGTTGCCAGACGGTCGCCCAGGTTCCACAATGCTGGGTGTCACCCAATACAACTGGGAACAATGGCTCGGACATGAGGTCACACATGAACAAATGCGTAAACTTACTGCGGCGGATGTTGAACCATTTTACAAACGGAAGTTTTGGGACGCCGTGCGAGGTAGTGCTCTACCTCTCGGTATTGATTATCTCGTGTTTGATTTTGCTGTAAATGCGGGGGCTGGTCGCTCGTCCAAACTTCTACAGACCGCTGTAGGTGTGCCTGCCGATGGCATGATCGGACCGATCACATTAGGTGCCGTAGCCGTTTATTCGCCAACCGAACTTATTGATAAGTTCTCAGAAGCCAAGATCGACTTCTATCGTGGGTTGTCAAACTTTGACGTCTACGGCGTCGGTTGGATGAACCGTGTTAAGCACGTCCGTAAGGCTGCGCTTGAGATGGTGGGCTCCAACCAAACTTAAGCCACGTCTTTTGCACGTCGGTAGACGCTGCGGGGACGTAAACGAACGTAGGGTCGTTTCTCAATGGACAAACTGCTTTCTTCATGCAGCGGTCGTTTAAGTCACACCAAGTGATGTGGCTGCAAACACAAGTTTCATCGGTCTGATTCGAGGTTGACATAGCGTATTTTTCCTGAGATGGCGATTAAGTCTGGTTGTTGTTTCTTAGCTTTTTCTGCCGCTAACTTAAGTGCTGGTGGCAGTTGATAAGGCTTTGGTTCTTCTTTCAATTTCTCTGTTGACATACCACACCGCCTTTTTTAAGTCTTCGATTGCGTCGTCTTTAAGATCAGCACGCCAAATATATTTTATGGCATTCCCTAAGCAAAAGTTCATGTGTTCGGTAATCTGTATACATTCCACGCCAGACGGATGTGCCGTGTAGTGTGGCGGGTGGTTGACTGTATCAATTTTCATGGGGTGTGCATAGCCTCCTTGGCCGTATAGATAATCTTCAATTGTTTTCTCTTCACTCATACTTTGCTCCTAGCAGTTCTACCCTTGGTTCGTGAAATAGCCATGCTGATGCGTAGTCTGGTCTGGGTGTGTCAATCTCTATCTTCTCAGTGACTACGGTGTCTTTAATCTTTTTGTTTGGCGCCTTACGTTTGCCAACAAACTCAACAGAATCACCTTTGCCGTACCTATAAGCCTTCGTAGGGACGCCGTACTTACCACTTCGCCACTCGCACACATAAATATGCCCAGCCTCCTCTAGGCGTCGTAGGTGCGCTGCAACGGCAGTAACCACCATCTTCATTTCTTTAGCAATCTCAGCGGCGGTCATGTTGTCTCGGGTTGCGAGGATGTCGAGAACTTGCTCTTGTTTGGGGGTGATCATTATGTTCTCCTTGTAGGTAGCAGCACAACTAAACTTCCATTGACTACACGCAATGCTCGTCTATTCCAAATCGCTCCATATCCGTTCATGTGTTGCGCCTCTTTAATAGTGCTTCAATCCCTTTCACCAAACGGATACCATTGAACTGATTAGCGTATATTTCAGCCTCCGAATCAGACAGCCCGACCCACTCACGCTGGGGTGGTGCGGCGTAGACAGGAATATATTTAACTCCTGCATCTGTGTCAGCAATGCTTAGGTATTTCATGGATGTCACGCAATGTGGTTGTGGGCTGGTTAAGTCCCGCACCCACGCCACAGGCTCTTGCTTCTCTGCTTGCTCAACACTCAACCCACCAGACCTATGCGCCATGTCGGATGTGTCCCAAGGCTCTTTCTCAGGTTTATAAAATTCCATGATGAGAACTCTTGGATCACGGAAAGCGCCTTGCTTCTCCGCTAGGAAATCGGCTGCATTACGTGTAGGCTTCTCTGCTTGCTCAATTGCTTGGCGTAGGGCTTGCTCTGTATCCACCCAAGAATACATGCCATCAATATCATTAAGTCTTTTTAACGCCTCCAACGCTTGCTTCATTACGTCAATCATTCTGTTCTCCCTCTGATTTCATTGGCACAATAATCCGCACCGTCAACAGCGTTCATTCCTTGGTCTATAAAATACAGCGATGCGTCATCACACAACTTCGCACACGCCTCACGCTCATCTTGGCGCACTAGCTCGGCAAAGCGATGCAATGGATTTTTGCAATTCTCATTCATCACTTGTTGGAATATTTCTTCAGTGTTCATGCCTTCTCTCCTTTCAAACAACGATCATATAGATCACAACGCTCCGGACTGATGCATTCGCACTTGATTGGTTTCTTTGCTGCGTCCCACCCCGCGCACCAAGCTCGGTATGCAAACCCTTGGCTCTTGGTGCCTTCTAGGCTGTCGTACCACAAGCTGAATAAGATGTCTTTGTTCATGGCGTTCTTGCCTCCTTTAGTATCTCAATCCGTTCGCGCATCACGCGCAGGGTGTTGCCCCGCTGATGCAGACGCAGGAGCATAGACGCCCTGCGTGGGCCGCTAAGTTCTTCCGCCAGTAAAGCAAACACCTCGTCTTCCGACAGGCTGCTCAGACGGCTATTTAGATTTCGCCAAGTGGTTTTCAATTTTTTGCTCCAAGTCGTTAATAGTTCGGTGGGTGTTGCCAAGCGCGCGCACGACAGCTTTTGCGTGGCGCCCGTGTATTTTAAGTTCTGCTTTGGCAGCCTTAAGTTTGGCTTTCCAAAGTTCTAATCGTTTCATTTCAACGCCTCCATAGCGATCTCAGACACGGCGCGTTTGTCATGCAACGCACCCCAAATTTTCTCATCAACAGTTTTGTTGGTGAGCATTACATAGACCCAGACGTCGTGCTGCTGTCCTGATCGGTGCAGTCGTCCGACAGTCTGCTCGAACAACTCAAGACTCCAAGGCAGTGACAGAAAGACCATCCGGCAACCGCCGTGTTGCAAGTTAAGACCGTGGCCTGCTGACTTGGGGTGGACAAGAAGCAACTCCACCTCTCCCTTATTCCAGCGCTCGATAGCGCGGTCGTCGTCCAAGGTGACGGCGTGTTTGTATCGGCGCTTGAGTTCAGCGAGTTCTTCTTTGTAGTTGTAGGCGATGATGGTGTTGGCACGTTGGTTCTCCTGAAGTAAATCATCTAACGCATCAAACTTATGCTTGCTAAACCAGATGGGCGTTTGTGTGACCGCAAACTTACCTGGTGTCTCACTTGCCACGCTTGTCGTGTCGTAGACAAAGCCAGACGCCATCTGTTGCAGCTTGCCTGTGACAACGGCTGCGTTGATGGCTGCGATCTGACTCTCGCCAAACTGCACCACAAAGTCTTTCTTCATGGTGTTGTACTCGGTCATCACCATGTCGCAGCGCATCTCGACCATGTGGCAGGGCGGCAGCTTATCGGCGTACTCACCAGGCTCTAGTACATACGTTGCAGGCTTGATGACATCCATGACACGCTTGAGTGAGCCTGGGCGCGGCATCCACTCGCCATACTCAGGGTTCATCAGCACAAAGTATTGCTGCATGAACGCACCCTTGCTGCGCCCCAACAACTTTTGGTCAACAATCTTACATTGCCCAAACACATCTTCTAAACCATTGCTTGTAAACGATCCGGTTAAGCCCCAACGCACACCCATCTTATCAATCACTTTATTGAGCGCTTTAAAGCGCGCGCCTGATGGGTTCTTGAGTCGTGTCAGTTCGTCAAACACAATGGCGTCAAAGTTTAGCTCTTGCTCAGACAGCCATTGCAAGTTGTCGTAGTTGGTGACCACGATGTCGCTGTGTGATCTAAGCGCAGACAGACGTTCAGCCGGTGTGCCAACAGCCACACGCATATACAGACTAGGTGCCCACTTCAGTATTTCAACAGGCCACACATCCGTACACACGCGCTTGGGTGCTAACACTAAGAAGCGACGCACGATCTTATCGTTCAGCGCGTTCTTCATCGCGGTTAAAGTGATCGCAGTCTTACCCGCGCCCACGGGTGCCAAGATCATTGCACGATCACTCTCGTACAAGAAGTTGGCCGCGTCATTCTGATAGGGTCTTAGCACCATTGGCCTGCCATCGCTTGCGCGATCCCCGTGTATGTTTCGCTGCGGATTTTCCAACGGTCTTCGCTTGGTGGCAAACGGTTCTGCCCGCTATCGGTTTGGTTTGCCCAACGCTTCTTACCGTTCACGATACGCGGCTCAACAATGTCGGTAGGCGTGAGCAGAGGTAAATTTTTTAACCACAAACAAGTGCGTTTGCTTGCGTCATGCCCGAACTGCCACGGATTAATGATCTGATCTGGCTTGCGAATGCGGCTAGAGATTACGCTGATCGGGTTCTCTATCGCAATGCGTGGTATGGACGCCGCCATCAAGCGCGTCACAAAATCTAGCGCATCTTCGGTCAACTGAGGATCACGCAGCCCCCGCGCTGTCCAGTGCATACCAGACACAGACAGGTAAGTGCAGGGCGGATGCGCGATCATCATGTCCCAACCGTTGTTGATGATGTCAAACACATCGCCTTGGTAGTGCGGCCCTGGCACATCAGTAGGTAACAGATCGCATGACATAGCGTCATGCCCTTTGGCGATGAATGCGTCGCGTACTGTACCGCTATACTCACAGGCTATTAATATATGCATCGATTTGCTCCTTGCTCCATAGTGTCGTGTACTGTTGATTAAGTCTTTTCATTTCTTCTGCGAACAACTTTTGCAACGGTGAAAGCCTCCCACCCTTGGTCTTGAGTTCCACGAATATCGTCCTGCCGTCTGGCAGACACGCTATCCTGTCCGACACGCCTTTGTGTGCGGGTGATGTGAACTTGTAGCTTTTGCCACCGATTCGCTCTATAGCCCATACGAAATAAGCCTCGATCTCTTTTTCTTTCATTTGCGAAATATAACATAAAAAAGTATTTGACAACATTTAATTTTATGTGATCTAATGAAAGTTCTAAAGGAGACACTAATGCTACACAGTTCAATAGTCGGTGGTTCAACAGCAAAGCGGGTCATCAGTTGCCCCGCATCAGTCAAGCTAGTGGCTAAGATGCCACCTAAGCCATCAAGTGTTCACGCTGACCGTGGCACACTACTGCACGATGCTATCGCGCTTATCCTAGAAGATAAGCCAGATGTGGTCGGAATGAAGTATAACGACATCATACTCACGCAGGAGTTATATGATGAGAAAATCGTACCCGCACTCGCCGCGCTCGATGAGATCAATGTTGATGGAAGTCTTGAGTACGTTGTGGAGTCTCGTGTCGGTTTCGGTGATCTGTTGCCTGGTGTCTTTGGCTCTGCTGACTTGCTTGGTCGTATTGGTCAGAGAGCTATTGTTTTAGATTGGAAGTTTGGCGATGGCGTTGCCGTCAGCGCTGAAGAAAACGAGCAAGGGATGTTCTACGCAGCCGCTGCGATGCGCACGTTAGAAACAGAATGGGTGTTTGATAAAGCTGAAGAAATAGAAATTATTATTGTGCAGCCGCCTGTTGTGCGTCGTTGGTTAACCACGCCCGCACGCATTAAACAGTTTGAGCGTGAGTTAGTCGCTGCCGTTAAGCAATCACAGAAAGATGACGCAGCATTTAAGACTGGCGATCATTGCCGTTGGTGCGCAGCAAAGCCTGTGTGTCCACAGATGACAGGCGAAGTCGATCGCTTTGTTAAGACATCCTTACAAACAATTGACGCAACACAAATTAGCCACTACTTGCAACAGGCTGATCAGATAGAAGAATTTATTAAGTCTGTGCGTGAGATGGCGTTTACGATGCTTGAGAATGATGTTAAGGTGCCTGGTTACAAGTTGGTCGCCAAGCGCGGTACACGTCAGTGGGTCAACGATGATGACGCGATAAAATTTTTAGGTGACAAAGCATTTGAAAAGAAGTTAATATCTGTCGCTCAGGCCGAGAAGTTGGTCGGCAAAAAAGATTTCCCGCAGGAACTGGCTGTATCGGTTTCTACGGGCAATACGCTGGCAAACGAGGATGATCCTCGCCCAGCAATTCTGAACCTCGCAAAGGTTTTTTCTAAACTTAAGGTGATCTAAAATGTCAACATTCGCAATTGCAAACCTCCCCCCAGTTACATCACTCTCCACATCCTTGCGCGCGCTTGAGCAAGACGTGGGCACTGTTGGTTCCGTCATCATTAAGATGGATAAGACAGGCCATTGGGTCTTCGGTGCAGATCAGACCGAAGCCGAAGATGGTGCTAAGTGGGCAGTCAATCCTTTCTCGTTTTGCCACGGCTTTATTGCTTGGGGTGAGGGTGAAGTGTTGGGTGAGAAAATGGTGTCTGTATCTGAGCCATTGCCTGAAACAGATGTCGCCCCTCCAGGTGCTAAGCGTGGATGGGAAACCCAAGTCGGTATGTCGCTTAAGTGCATCAGCGGCGAAGACGAGGGAATGGAAGCGCGTTACACCGTCACATCCGTTGGTGGTAAGCGCGCAGTACAAGCCTTGGCAGTCGCCATCGCTAACCAAGTTGATGCAGACCAATCTAAGCCTGTGCCTGTCGTGTTACTCAAAAAGGAACACTATCAGCATAAGTCCTACGGTCGTATCTACACACCGATTTTTGAAATCGTTGAGTGGGTAGGCATGGATGGTTCTGCGGCTGAGGAAGAGTACGCTGAAGCATCGCAGCCTGCACGTCGTCGTCGCGTAGCGTCGGCCTAAGTAAGGTCAGGGGCGGCTTAGGTCGCCCCGCCTACACCTTATGATTCTCTGGATTGATTTTGAAACGCGCAGCCGCTGCGACCTAAAGAAGCACGGCGTCTACAACTACGCGCAGGACGGTACAACTGAAGTGCTGTGTATGTCCTACGCCTTTGATGATGAGGACGTGCAGACTTGGACGTCTGGCGCCATACCTGAGCGCATCCTAAACCATACTGGCGAGATCCGTGCGCACAATGCAGCCTTTGAGCGGCTAATTTTTTGGTATGTCTTACAGATTGATTTTAAGCTAGAGCAGTTCTATTGCACCGCAGCACAAGCTCGCGCCAATTGTGCGCCTGGAAGTTTAGAGGACGTGGGGCGCTTTGCAGGCGCAAGCATGAAGAAAGACCACAGAGGGTCGCAATTGATCCGTCTGTTGTCGATCCCTCGCGCCGATGGTACATTTAACACGTCCCTCGACTTGATGTCCGAGATGGTGGCCTATTGTGAGCAGGATGTCAGAGCTATGCGGGCGATCAGTAGCGGCCTGCGTGAGCTTTCAAAAAATGAACTCGACGATTACCACGTCAACGAGCGCATCAACGATCGTGGCGTTTTGGTAGACGTGCCGTTGTGCGATGCAGCAATCAAATACGCCGCTGCTGAGTTAGAAGAAATACAGGAAATTGTGACGCAAGTCACAAATGGGGCGATTAAATCAGTTCGCAGCCCAAAAATGCGTGAGTGGGTCATGGAACGTGTGACGCCAGAGCAACTTAAACTTATGGAGGTAGAAGATGGAAAGTATTCGATTGACAAAACAGTCAGGGCGAACTTACTTGCCTGTGAAGACCTTGCGCCCGACGTCGCCGAGGTTATCCAGTGCGCCGATGACCTCTGGGCGTCGTCGGTTGCGAAGTTCAGCCGCCTTCGAGACTTGGCAGATGCAGAAGACCATCGCGTCAGGGGGGCTTTCGTTTTCGCTGGTGGATCAGCTACGGGACGAGCGTCTTCGTATGGCGCTCAAGTCCATAATTTCACTCGTCGATGCGCACAGCAACCAGATGACGTCAGACAAAGTATGGTTCGGGGACATTCCATCGTTCCCAAGTTTGGTAAGAGGGTCACAGACGTCTTAAAAGGTATGCTTAGACCAGCCCTGATGGCTGCACCTGGGCGTGTGTTGATTGCAGCCGACTGGTCGAGCATTGAGGCGCGTATGAATCCGTGGCTGTCCAACTGCGTATCCGGTATGGCTAAGTTAGACTTGTTTGCAAAAGGCGAAGACGTGTACAAGGTCAACGCTGCTGCGACTTTTAATGTGACGAATGTCACAAAAGATCAGCGTCAGATCGGTAAGGTGCAAGAGTTAGCCTGTGGCTTTGCGGGTGGCATTGGCGCCTTTGCTGCGATGGGTCGGGCGTATGGTATACATCTACCAGAGTCCGATGCCAGACGCATGGTGGACGCATGGCGACGCGCTAATCCGTGGGCGGTTTCGTACTGGTCTGATCTTGAATCAGCATATACACGCGCTATGCGAAATAAAAACTACGAGTTTACTGCGGGTCGAGTAACATACTTATTCGATGGATCGCATCTCTGGTATGCGCTCCCCTCAGGTCGGGTGCTATGCTACCCGTTCGCACGATTGGAAGAAGAAGGTGTGACATATGCCAAAGCCGCTTGGAAACCCGCAGCAGACGCCAAAGAGTGGCCTCGCGCTAGACTTTGGAAAGGCTTGGCTTGCGAAAACATTACCCAAGCTGCGGCGAATGATGTCTTACGCGCAGCTATGCGCGTTTGTGAATCCGAAAAATTAAACATAGTGCTAACCGTACATGATGAAATTGTAGTAGAATGCTCAAGAGAGCAAGCAGACGAAGCTAAAGCTAAACTTTCGCAGCTCATGTGTTCTCCTCCTGATTGGTGCGCTGATTTACCTTTAGGGGTTGAGGCCGAAATAATGACTCGTTATGGAAAGGGTTAGATATGCGTTGGGTTGATATTACGGGCTGGGAAGATAGATACCAAGTGAGCGAAGATGGGCGCGTTCGGTCTAAAGATATGACCGTTAACGCAAAAGGAGGTAAAACCGCTTTGCGCAAAGGTCGGGCGTTAGTCGCCGTAGTTAAATCAAATGGGTATTTGTGCGTGTCTCTTTCGCGTGATGGGTCTTGCGTACAAGAAAGCATACATAGACTTGTCGCGAATGCTTTTATCGGCGTTTGCCCAGAAGGTCATCATGTTTTGCATAACGACGGTGACAAAGCCAACAACCACGTTAGTAATCTTAGGTATGGTACGCCAGCCGAAAATCATTTAGACACTTTAGCGCACGGTCATAGACTAAGAGGTATCGCGCATCCTATGGCAAAGCTTAATGAATCAGACGTTAAATTTATTCGTAAGCAAAGTAAAGCTACTGTGTTGTTAGCAAAAAAATTTAATGTGAGTCGGGAGCATATTCACGCTGTCCAAACATATAGATGTTGGAAGCACGTTTAAAAAAGAAGCCCACCTGTGGGGGTGGGCTTAAGACAACTAAGGAGAATTACTTTGACAAGTGTACAACAAAATTTTATTGAATATCTATCTGGCCTTGCTATGCAGGGCGAAACATCGCTAATTGTGCGTCAAAAGCCACAATTTAAAGATGGCGCAATGCAATTTCACGCCAACGGCGCGATCAAAGCGACGTGGCCAGCTTATCTACCAACGCACAAGGTCAAGCCCGAGTGGGCGGTTTATGGCAACACGGCATCCTTTATTATCGATCGCTTTACTGAAGGCTATCCAAGCGCATCAGTCAGTAACGCCGAGTATGTGATGGTGATGGTCTTGGACGATGTAGGCGACCCTGACAAAGCACCCAACATTCCCCCAATACAGCCTACTTGGATTATGGAGACATCCGCAGGGTCGTTCCAATGGGGCTACACCTTCTCAGAACAGCCCACAACAGGCGAATTTACCGCCGCCATTAAAGCTATAGCAGCAGCGGGTTACACCGATCCTGGAGCGACTAATGCCGTGCGTAATTTTCGCTTGCCTGGTTCGATCAATTTAAAGCCTGGGCGCGATAATTTTGCCGCCAAGTTGGTTGAATTTGACCCTAAGATCGAATACACGCTAGAAGAAATCTGCAAGGCGTTTAACGTCACGCCAGAGGCCGCTGACACCGCTACGCTACGCGCTGTACGATTGACGGATGATGGTAATGATGACGTGGTGCGGTGGTTGTCGACCAATAGTCTGATTATATCTAAACCGAATAACCAAGGTTGGATGGGAATCGTATGCCCTAACAATGCCGAGCATACCGATGGCAACCCAGAGGGGCGCTATCTACCCTTAACGCGCGCGTTTTGCTGTCTGCACTCGCATTGCATTGACTTTGATAGCGCGTCATTTTTAGCGTGGGTAGAAGAGCAGGGCGGCCCTCGCCACTCGCCTGGACTGCGTGAGGAGTTGTTGGCCTCCAGTATGAACGCTGCGCTATCCAAGTTGACACCCACCGAGGCGTTTCCAGACAGGGGCGCAGAGATCATTGCCGAGGTCGAGCGCAAAGAAATCGGACGGGTTGAGAAGGCCGAATGGTTTACGAGGTTTGCGTACATCCAAGACGATGACGCTTACTTCGATATGGATACCAGAGTGGAAATCTCGCGCAGTGCCTTTAATGCATTGTTTAGACATATTACTTGCAAGTCAATTCACACTAACCGCAAGATCGAAGCATCTATCGGGTTTGATGAGAACCGCCAGAAATTCGGTGCGCCTGCGATCCGCGCGCTTACCTACGCATCGGGCGAAACAATTCTATGCTCCCGTGATGGTGTGGTGTATGGCAATAGATGGAAAGACGCCCGTCCGCCTGTACGCGCAGGGGACGTTAGCCTATGGCTTGAGCATTGCGCGCGGATGATCCCCGATTTTCAAGAGCGCGAACACGTTCTAAACGTCATGGCTTGCAAAGTGCAACGCCCAGAGGCTAAGATCAATCACGCGATCCTGCATGGCGGTACGCAGGGCAATGGTAAGGATACCCTTTACGCGCCGTTCATATGGTCAGTATGCGGCGACTTTGATAAAAACAAGGGCTTACTTGATGGGGACAGTTTACATAGCCAATGGGGTTACCAGTTAGAGGCCGAAATCCTGGTGCTGAACGAATTGAGAGAGCCCGAAGCGAAAGAGCGCCGCGCTATGGCTAACAGACTAAAGCCCATTATCGCTGCTCCCCCAGATATGCTCCCGATCAATAGAAAGGGCTTACACCCTTATATGATGCTCAATAGGCTTATGGTGTTGGCCTTTAGTAACGATGCTGTCCCGATCGTTTTGGATTCATCCGATCGCCGTTGGTTCTGCATATGGTCAAACGCGCCCCGCCTAGCGGAAGATAAAGCGCGCGCGTTATGGGCTTGGTACAAATCAGGAGGCTTTCAAGCCGTGGGCGCTTGGTTACATGCGCGGGACATAAGCGCGTTTAATCCTTCGGCGGTGCCTTTAATGACAGAGTACAAGCGTACGATGATATTAAACGGCATGAGTACCGCTGAAGAATTCCTGCTTGATCGTTTAGAGCGTGAAGTAGGGGACTTCGCAAGTGGTGTTATCGCTGCGCCGTTCCATACCTTGCGCGATCGTTTACAAGGGGAAGCGCCCGTAGGTGTCAAGATACCCCAAGGCGCGCTCCTTCACGCGCTTAATGAGGCGGGATGGATTGACATGGGTAGGTTGTCCTCTGCGCGTAACTCGTCTAAAAAGCAGGTTTTCGTAAGCCCCAGAGTGCATAAAGAGAAGTTTAGTAAGTCAGAACTGCGCGACATGGCGGAGGGTATGCCATCAGCTAACGTGGTGAACATTAGGTAAATAAATTAGGGGGCTTGCGCCCCCTTTTGCTATACATCAAAAACAATAATTATAAGTACTACTATCGCGCCGGTGATCAAGGGAAGCATTTAAGCGCCTCCGCAAAGATAGGATGGACGTTATCCCAGTAGGTGCCTATCTGTGAAGGAAATACTGGCTTAAAGTATGCCTTCTCATCCATTGCTTTGACGTAAACATACCCGCTTTTCTTGTCAAAGTCATGGACTGTGTACGGCGTGTTGTTAAGGTGTACTACGTCACCGCGCTCGACTGGTTGTCCGTTCGTATATTTAAGCATGATTTATAACCCCCAAGTTTTCACAATCTACAATTTCTAACGCGCCTTGCGTCCAGTCTGCTAACTGCGCCGCCTCAGCGTCATCCCATGCCTTGTCATCATCAGGCGCCTCGATCTCAATCGTGATCTTTAAATAAGCTGTAATTTTGTAAGTATTCATAGCGCAGTTATCCTATAGTCTTCGGGGTTGTAATCTTCAATCAGGCCGTTTTCATAATCAGCCTTAAGGTTATGCAAGTGACAATCTAGCTCGGCCTGTGCTTCGGCCATGCTGTCAAAGGTAATAAGCGTCTCATCATTATGCGTCCAACAATTTTCAAACCCGTGCGCAAAGCGCGTTTCTACGGCATATTTCATTTGAGTGCCTTTTCAATTAAGTTTAAGACTAAGTCAGCGTCAAAGGATGACGCATCGGGGTCGTTTAGCAAGGTTTGCGCGCGCTCGAGCGCGTAACGCATCATGCCTATAGTGACAGCCATATGCATGATTTGATCGGGCGTGACAGTATGCGCGCCCACTATATAACCCGCCGTATAACTGACATTGTCAGGGTATTGGTTAGATTGACGCGCTAACCCGTGTATCTTGCCTAATTCATAATCCATATTAATTCCCCAAAATACATTCGCGCAGAGTGCGCATTTCATCAGTCCAAGATTGACCGCATATGTAATCAACTTCACCATTGACGAAAGTCACACGCGAATAAATGCCGAAGTCTTTCCATAGGGATAAGGGCAATTCAACACGGCGACCAAGCCGCGCCTTGTTGTTTTGACGACAGCGCGCCGAGATAAGCCGGTAAAGGCTTTCCTGTTCTGTTTCTGTTAAGTGAGTAGCGCCGCTCTCGAATTTAGCGGCATAGATACGGCGTGAGAGATTATCTTGCATGATAAGTTTTCCTTAGTAGATAACGGCCGCATTGTGCGGCCAACAAAACATTAAGCAAAGTCACGATTAAAGCCGGCATAGCTTTCGCGATAATTAGAGCGAAGCGGCATCACTACAACAAGACAATCAGAGCGGCCGGCGTGCATTACCGCGCTTTCATTACCGCGCTGTATGAGCGAAAAGCCGCCCTTGGGCTTGTTGCCGGTATAAAGTGAGAGCGCATCACGCGCGCGCACCAACAGCTCGGGATTAAAGTCATCCGGCTTCTGTTCTATATTTGACTCAATATCTGGAATGACGCGCGCGACATCGGGAAACTTACCATCGAGCGGTAAAAAGCGTATACCATCCAAAAAGAATTCGCCGTTATTGCATTCAAGCGCGACAACATCAGCGCGTTTGTTTACTTTCTTGATGGTTTCTAAGGGAATGATGACGTTTAGCGCCTCAATGGGCGCCTCCGTTTCATACGGTAATTGACCGGCGAAAAGAATATGGCCGTCCGTGCCGTAAATCATACCGACATCAGCACGTTTAATCTGGATGTTTACGCCCATCAAATAAAAGCGTAAGTCTTTTTTGGCTGAACATGTAAGCGCGGCCAGTAAAGCGGAAGTTTTAAAAGTGATTTTCATGTTAAGTAATCCTTAAAGAAAACAAGCGGTGATGATACATGCGGCGAATAAAACTACAGCGGTGATGTCGTGAATCATAGTTATGCTCCTGTTAGCGGCCGCTTTCGCGGCCGTTTAAATTTAGAGATCTGATAAGTAGATAATTAGCGCGGCAATCCACAAGGGACTAAAGCCAACAATTACAGGGATGATTAAGCTATCTAGCATGGTGTTTCTCCGTTTGGTTAGTCAGTAAAGATAGTGTAACAGATTTCTTTACAATATCCTCACAATTCCTCGCATAGTCTATAAAGTCAGAAAATAGTCATTGGAATGACTATGCGAGAGCCGCATGAAACAAGGCTGAGCGGGCAAATAGTCAAATAGTCATTAATATCAAAAGTTGATGTTAATTATAAATATACTGTATGGATATACAGTAGTATATTATGGGCGCGCTTACGGGAAGCGGCGCACCGATTTAAAACGCGTGACTATTTGACTATTTGACTATTGATAACGCATTATCATTAAGGATTACTGTATGAACGTACAGTATGATTTAAAGGCGGTATCGACTTGAAAAGTGATGACTATTTGACTATTTGACTATCGCTTACCAATTTGACAAACACTAAGACTTAGTGAGTACTGTATGAACATACAGCATTAAGCATTGCTTAGCCAGGTTAACTCCTAAGCATTCCTTAACCAGGATGCTAAGTAATACTTAACTAAATATTCTTTAGTCCAGGCATTAAGGATTGTTTAGTGTCATTCCTTCCTAAGTTTTCCTTAAGCCTAAGCATTCCTTAGCCCAGGCTTGCGGCAGTGCAGCATAAAGCATTCCTTAGCCAAGGAGGGGGGGGTAGGGCCCGCGGCTGCGGGTGTGTGTGTGCGC